AAGTCACGCAAGTGGAACAGCATGATGATGTCCACAAAGATGATGGGCGCCAATGGCCCCTTCACTCCTCCGATGTACTCACAGGTCTACCGTCTGACGACACAGGCCGAGTCCAACGACAAGGGCAAATGGTTCGGCTGGGAAGTCGAGAAGATTGGACCTGTTGAAGACATGAACGCCTACAAGGCGGCCAAGTCCTTCGCTACCCAAGTGGGTTCAGGCGAAGTCAAGGTCAAGCACGAGCACGAGGGCGCACCAAGCGCCTCAGACGCACCGTTCTGATTTTCGGGGGGAAAGCGGATGCTGTGAAACTCGGCAACCAAGGTAGGCATGGAACTGAATCTGTAAGCCAGTATCCCATGTTCACAGACGCAGCGAGTACCCCCACCTTTATAGAGTGAAGCATGACCGATATAACAAAATTCAAAGCGATATTCAGCGGTCTGGATATAGCTTACGGAACCTACCGTATCAAAAAGGAGCGCGGTGATGGGAAGCAAGCAGGGCAGGCCACGGTGGTTAGAAAACCGCCAACAGATGACCTTTGGGTACAGCATCTTGAGGGTGTTGATCCTTCCCTTGGCATCATTCCTATACGTGCTGACAATACTTGTATTTGGGGCTGCATCGATATTGACCAGTACCCACTTGACCATAAAGGCTTGGTGGAGAAAGTTGCGCAGCTGAAGCTGCCAATGGTCGTCTGCCGCAGCAAATCAGGAGGAGCACATGTCTTCTTATTCACCAAACAACCTGCACCTGCGCGGGATTTTCAAGACTATCTTAAGAATGCAGCAGCGCTCCTCGGGGAAGCCGGTCGCGAAATTTTCCCAAAGCAGTCCGAGATCCTTGTCGAGCGCGGAGACACAGGAAACTTCCTCAACCTCCCGTACTTCGGGGGCGATAACGGGACGCGGTATGCATTCAATGCCGACGGGTCCGCGGCCACGCTTGAAGAGTTCTATGAACTCTATGAAGCCGCCGTCCAAGACCTGCCGCTTATTGTTCCAGAGCCGCCGAAACAAGCGGAGAGTCCCATCAAAGATGGTCCGCCTTGCCTACAAGCTTTGTGCGCCCAAGGTTTTCCCGAGGGCACCCGTAATAATGGACTATTCAACATTGGAGTCTTTCTTAAGCGCGCATTCCCCGCTGCTTGGGAAGACAAGATGGTCGAATACAACTTCAAATACGTATCCCCGCCCCTGCCTAACAATGAAGTCCAAATTCTTGTTAAACAAGTTGGCAAGAAAGAATACCTTTACAAGTGCAAAGACGCGCCGCTCAATAGCTTTTGCAACTCGGGCCTATGTCGATCACGTAAATTTGGCATCGGAACCAATGGTCCTGATGCGCCTCAGATAGCGGCTCTCTCCAAGTACGCCAGTGAGCCACCCCTGTGGTTTCTTGATGTCAATGGCCGTCGCGTAGAACTCGATACCGAAAGCCTCTTCACGCAAGTGGCTTTCCAAAAATCATGCTTAGAGAAGCTCAACGTGCTGCCACCAACCTTGCGCAAGCAAGACTGGGAGCAACTCCTGAACGCCCTTCTCAAAGAGATGGTGGAGACAGAGCAAATCACCGATGCACCAGAGGACACAAGCATCACTGGCCGCTTCATGGATCTGCTTGAAGAATTCACAACCCACATGCAAGAAGCAATGGACCGCGAAGAGATGCTCATGGGCCGCCCATGGACGGATGTCGATGAAGCGAAAACCTACTTCCGGATCAAGGACCTTGAAGCGCACCTCAAGCGCAACAACTTCATAGGCCTCACCGCCCCGAAGATGGCTCAGCGCCTTCGCGACATGGGAGGCGAGCCGATATCACTGTTCCTCAAAGGCCGTACTGTGCGCTGTTGGCGTATTCCGCGATTTCAGAAACAGGACGCACCTTTCGAGTCACAAACTAAACGCACACAAGGGAGCCCATTCTGATGTTAAAAATTGACGGACACGACGATGCAGTTCTTGGCCCTGCAATGATCTGGGGCAATGGCACACGTATATCAGTTCTGGTATACGACGCCGAAGTCATTCGTAACACGCTCATGGAACGCGACAACATGGAAGCCGATGAAGCGCGTGAATACATTGAGTTCAACATCGAGGGCGCTTACATGGGCCCTGACACACCAATCCTCGTTTGGCCAGACGATATCTGGGACGAGGACTATGACTGATATCCGCAAGGTCTTTGGCCCGCCCGGCTCCGGCAAAACTACGTACCTTCTGAACGTTGTTGACCGTGAGTTGGGCAGTGGTCTTTCGCCGATGCAAATCGGCTACTTCTCGTTCACCAAGAAAGCCGCAACAGAGGCCAAGGACCGAGCGATTGAGAAGTTCCCTGCATTGAATGCTAGGACCGACTTCCCCTATTTCAGAACCCTGCACAGCTTGGCTTTCCATTGCCTTGCCGTCAAGGTTGACTTCATGATGAAGCCAGAGGACTACCGTGAGTTTGCTGCGCAAGCCGGCATCCAATTGAACGTGGTCCAAGAAGATGATGTGGGCATGGCCAAGGCCGACAACCCCATCCTGAACGAAATCAATCTGGCCCGCATCCGCGGCTCCGATCTTCGCGAACACTACAACCAGTGCGGCCTCGACATCGAATGGCATCACTTTGAATTTGTTGAGCGCTCCTACCGTCACTACAAACGTAGTAAAGAGCTGCTTGACTTCACCGATCTTCTGGAAATGATCGTTGTCCAGCCAGAGCGCCTACCGTCCTTAGAAGTGCTGATTGTTGACGAAGCACAGGATTTATCGCGCCTTCAGTGGCAGCTTGTCGAATCCCTTGCCAAGAAATCGAAACGGGTATTCCTCGCAGGCGACGACGATCAGGCAGTATTCACGTGGGCAGGAGCCGATGTCAAGAGCTTCTTGTCATTTGAGGGCCAGATCACAGTCCTTGATCAGTCCTACCGCGTCCCCGCCATCGTCCACAAACTGGCCAACCGTGTTGTGCAGCAAATTAAACAGCGCCAAGAAAAAGAATGGAAGCCCCGTGACTTTGAGGGCGCAGTCCTGACCTACTACCGCTTTGAAGACGTGCCCATTGATGACGGCCAATGGCTCATCATGGGCAGCACCAACTATCTTTTAAACCCTGTGCATGAATGGCTACGGGCCTCTGGAATCCTTTTTGAGCGCTCAGGGGTACCAAGCCTTAGCCACCCCCTTTTAAAGGCCGTACAGGCGTGGGAAAAGCTGCGCAAAGGGGAGTTCCTGTATGGCGATGAGATCAAAAACGTCTACAAGTACATTGGCGGTGAATTTATAACCAAGGGCCACCGCACCTTCAAGGGTGACCCGCTGCTTGAATACGGGATCAAGGATCTACAGAACAGCTTTGGCCTGCAGACCGATGCGATCTGGCACCAGTCCCTCTCCCGCATCAGCGAAGACAAGCGTGACTACCTCACCGCAGTCCTTCGTCGCGGAACCAAGCTCTCAACCATGGGCCGGATCAAACTGTCCACCATTCATGGCGCCAAAGGTGGTGAGGCGGATAATGTGCTGCTGCTCATGGACCTCTCACCAAAGTTCGCCAAGGAATATGCAAGCAACGGGGACAATGTTCACCGGCTTTTCTACGTGGGAATAACCCGCGCCAAAAAGACATTGCACTTAGTGCTACCCAAACACATTGAAAAAGGCTTCAAAATATGAAAACAATACCCCTTTTCCCAACGCCTACCGAATGGGTGGCTCCGGAAGTGTTCCCGAACCTATCGACAGCGAAAGAAATTGCAATTGACCTCGAAACTTGTGACCCCAACATGGAATCCATGGGCCCGGGATGGCCTCGGAACGACGGTTTCATTGTCGGCTACGCCATTGCCGTCGATGGATGGTCTGGATATTTTCCGGTGGCGCATCAGGGTGGTGGAAATCTGGACAGACGAAGAGTGGAAAGATGGATCACGGACGTACTGGCTTACCCTTCCGATAAGGTTATGCATAACGCCGCCTATGACTTGGGGTGGCTACAAGCAAGTGGTTTTAAGGTCAACGGACGGATCGTTGATACCATGCTCGCTGCCCCACTTCTTGATGAAAACCGTTTCAGCTTCGCTCTCAATTCGTTGGGATTTGACTACCTACAAGAGGTCAAGTCAGAACAAGGGCTCAAACAAGCCGCTGCGGACTTCGGAGTTCATCCAAAGAAAGAACTTTGGAAATTACCCGCCATGTATGTGGGAGAGTACGCTGAACAGGATGCCGCGCTCACACTGAAGCTGTGGCAAACCTTCAAGATCCGCATGCGTCAAGATGAAGTCGAATCAATCTTCAACTTAGAGACAGAAGCCTTCCCCGTCCTGCACAACATGACAAGCCGCGGGATCCGCTTTGACCGGCCCAAATGTGAGCGGTTGATTGAGCAATTGATTCAGCGCGAGAAACAGATCCACAAGGACCTTAAGTCAATCGTTGGATCCAACGTCGATATCTGGGCCGCACAAAGCATCGCCTTAGCTTTTGACAAGCTCAACCTTCCCTATGCCAAGACAGAGAACGGCCAACCAAGCTTTACAAAAGGCTTCTTAGATGGCTGTGAGCACCCGATTGCTAAGATGATTGTGGAAGCGCGCGAGACTAACAAAACGCACAGCACCTTCCTGCAGCCGTACCTCAACTTCAGCGCCAAGACTGGCCGCATCCATCCCCACGTCAACCAGATGCGCTCTGACGATGGCGGCACAGTCACAGGGCGCCTGTCCATGGCCAACCCGAACCTGCAGCAGGTCCCCGCCCGCCACGAAATCATCGGCCCCATGGTCCGCGGCCTCTTTTTGCCAGAAGAGGGCGAAATGTGGGCGTCAAATGACTTTTCCTCACAGGAGCCAAGACTTTTAGTCCACTACGCTTCGCTGCTCGATTTGCCCGGAGCCGACAAGATGGTGGACGCCTACCAGAACGACCCCAACACCGATTTCCACCAGATGGTTGCCGACATGGCCGGCATCAAACGTAAGGCTGCCAAGACAATTGGTCTGGGCCTGATGTACGGCATGGGCAAGAACAAACTGGCAGCGCAGCTTGACCTAAATCTTGACGAAGCGTCAGAGCTGATCGATACCTTCCACAGGAATGTCCCGTTCCTCAAAGGCACAGTCAATGCCGTCATGAAACGAATCGAGCATCCCGCCTCTGGCGGATCCATCCGTACCCTTCTCGGACGCAAATGCCGCTTCCCTCTTTGGGAACCCATGGAGTGGGGCGTTAACAAAGCTCTGCCCCGTGAGCAAGCCGTCATTGAATACGGACAACGGATCAAGCGCGCAGGCACCTACAAGGGCTTAAATCGTTTGATTCAAGGGTCTGCTGCCGACCAGACAAAGGCTGCCATGGTGGCGTTAGCTCGGGAGGGGATCATGCCCATGCTGCAAGTTCACGATGAACTGGCTTTGAGCGTTAAGACAAGGGAAGAAGCTGTGCGTGCTGCCGAGATCATGGCAACGTGTGTGAATATGCAAGTCCCCAGTCGGTGCGATGTGGAAGTCGGACCCAACTGGGGAGAGGCCAAGTAATTAGCGGATCCGCCCTTCAAGGCGGTCTGCTACCAACTGCGCGTAGCCGGCAATATCTAGCCAGTGATCAACAACATCCGGATTGCCGTTCACAATGCGGCCAATCTTGTGGATGATCATGTCCATGGCCTCAGCCTGATCATGTGCCAACGTCTTATCACGATTGTTCAAGGCAACCTGTACAACACGTTTTAGCATTTGCATGACTTCAGCGCCCTCGATGAACTTGCCGTAGTCCACGGCCCGAGCGTCAAGGGTTGCGTCTACTGCGTCTTCATACATCTCAATTCCCGTTTGCACAAGCTTTTGGGAATCTTCTGGCATAGGCGCTGCCGGAGCAAGGGATGGCAGCTGCTCCGACCTCTTCGGGAATACAAAGCCTTCCTTCTTCATCTTGCTGCGCAGACCATACACCGCCTGCTTGCTCAGACTAAAGCGGATTGCTATCTCATCTGGCGAAGCAGCAGGATTACTCTGCATAAATCCTTGTGCGCGTTTAGACTTAGACTTCAGTCTGATTATTTTTCGTTTCATATCGGGCTCTCCTCATATTGCGATAAATCGCGTTTGGTTGGTTTTGGAAATAACTTTGGGTCAAGTCGTGTGAAAGGCCACCACGCCATCAATTCTTGTTGACTCAAAGGTTTTTGGGGCTCTTTGGGCTGCAGCCTCTTCTGGTTTTTTGAACACTTCATAATAGTTTCTCGGTTTAGTTCTCATCATCTTGCGAAGCCACTCAGCTCCGCCTAATTCCTTAAATGCCGTCCATTCAGAATCAGACATCCTGACGAATCTTGGCTTTAGGGGCTCCGGTGGTTTTGGTCTTGGCATGTTGTACTAAGTTCCTTGTCGTTGCACGTTTGGTCCAGCAGCAAGCACATATCCACCTTGCTGCGCTCATTTGAATTCCACCTTCGGGTGGGCGTAGTTCTTCACACTTGTTGCACAAGCGCAATTTGTGAACAGGCTGCTTGCTTCCTAGCTGCAACTGTTTCGATGTAAAACTCACTTTTTCATATTCCTTATATACACAGAAAAGCTTGATATTGTGTCAGGTCCGAACATGGTGAACTTCTCAATTTCCTTGGCCACCTCTTCAAGCACTTGGTTGCGCTGAGATGGTGAGACAAATACGTCGTAGTGATACGGCTGCCCTAGGTCACGCAAGATCTGCTTGCCAAGGTTGCTGTGCTTTTCAACATCGTTGAAAGCTTCGTCTTCTTCTTTAGTCCAGTCGGTCATGATTTTTCTCCTTAAGTTTGGCAGGGTCAGTCGTAAACTTGTTGTCACCTGTAGCAACCCAATAGCCTTCACGATAACCCTCGTAGTGAGCCAGCCACCTGCCGTTTAATGCTTGCTCGCTCATGTGGTCAACCTCACCGCGCTTCATGGCCTCAATGTAAGCATTCTTTCGGTTGGTCGCATACCTTGCGGCATCTAGGTGTAAAAGTTCTTCGGGTGTCATGTGTTTTTGTCCTTAAGTTTGGCTTCAATGGCTTTGACTAAATCTTTCAGGTTTCCACCTTCCTCCCAATCAATTTCATCTTCATCTGTCAATCCTACCCATGTGCGCTTCTGCTTATCAAGCATCAATTGCATAGCCTCAAGCACTTTCTTTGCCGCTTCTGTCACCTCAACATCTTCATTAACTTCAATGCGCCTATCTGCTGTAATACGCATCACCCAACCATCCATCAATGTGTTGCTTGTGGTTTTAAATTCAATTGTGTTTGGTGTCATGTGTTGCGCTCCTTTAAGAAATGTTGAATTGTTTTTGCAAACATTTTTTGCTCTCCGGGCATGATGTCCTTTTTGCGAATTTTTATGGTGACTGCATAAATCATTTCAATTTCGTCATCCGTTAGCTCAACCCATATGCGCTGTGGTGGGGTGGTGTAGAGTGGTTGGTTGTGAACACTGTCTTTCATGATTGGTTTAGTCACATACACCCAATCGCTACCTGTCCCTTGTGGGAACTTTGAAACCCATGCTCTCCACGCCACAGGCTCATCCTTCGCTTCTTCCTTTAAATACAAACCCCACACCTGACCAAGCGGTGTGAACAAAGGGCAGTCTTGGTCTGTACTGACCATTCCGTTGCTTGGGTCATACCATGCTACTGGTTTCATGCCCTCTCCTTGATATCGTAAAACCAATCATCGCCCGCGGACCACTTGCGCGTGCCGTCCACCGTCCACAGTTTCTGCGCTGCCTGAAAGTCAGGGAACTTTGTCTCGCTAGGAATCAAACTCTGGTCATACCACAAGCATCGGTTATTAGGTTGACAGGCAAACTGCCCGTTGTCTAAGGCCATCCAATTAAAAGACTTGTGCTCCTCTGCCTGCTCGGTAAAGCCAGTGTCAAGGTCCATGCCATCAGCACAAAAGTCCACTGTAAACAAATAACGGCCAAAGTGCCATTCCTTGTCCTTACCCAAAAACTTCACGCCAAGATTACGCAGCCCAATCTTCTCAATGATCGTAAAGCGATAACCCATGCAGTCCCACAACTGCAGCGCATCAATCGGCAAGTTGCCCGCCTCTTGGTGCCACACATACGCATGGATCGGCAGCTTGTCGTACAGGGCGCCATAATTTGGCAGCAGGGATTCAATCCTGAACACCTGACCACGCAGCGCCTTCAGACTGACCCAGATGGCCGGCTCCAATTCGCCATGGCCCTTATGATCGTTGTACAAGAACTCACGCTTGACAAAGCATTTGATGGGGGGCAAAGATGCCACGATGTAGCTCATGTGTTGCGCTCCTTTAATTTGGCTTCAACGGCTCGGAGAAGTTTCCCTGCTCCTGCTCCCACAGGCCATAATGCGCTTACAAAATCTTCAATTTCTTCATCAGTCAGCCCTACCCATGTGCGCTTTGACATTGCATCCACAGCTTTGTACACACTGCTCTGTGTTAAATGCATCATGCCGTCAATAAATCCTCGCTCGTAGTCTGGGCCTTGATCAAGCCGTGGCTTACGCATAATGACTTTGTCAGGGTCTGTTGGATGGTTTTCAAAATATGCATTCATACCTTCTCCTGTAATGATATTGGAATGTAAAGACATGCTTTACTCTTGCTGTTCTTCACGTTGACTGTCACACCTATCCCCGTCTGCTGTGCATGGTCCACCCACCTCTTGCAGTTACAGCACTTCGCACTGATCTGATTAGGCCGGCATTTCAACAAGGTTGGCAGTCCGAGGATCATGGCTTCTCCGCATACAAAGCAATAGGCTTATACGTGCTAGGCGGCTTCTTCCACCTAAAGTACTTGTGCCCAACAGCGTTCTCACAAAGATATCCAATAGGCTGCGGTGCAGTTATTGAAATTACCCCCTCCTGATTTGGCTCAGGCTGCCCTAAACACTTTTCATACACATGGTTGGCAACAAGGACAGCAAAATGCTGAATGTCTCCATGCAACGTCAATCCATTGTCCTCAACCAATTTGATAACTTCATCCTCTGTCATGCCTTCTTCTCCTCATACTTACTGCACTCCTCCAACCAAATAGGGTCAAAGTTCCACGGCCAATGGAACCAACCCTTCTGCGCTGCCCGAGCATTGCCCGAAATCAAAGCCTTGGGCTCCAAGCATTGGATGTGATGCGTCATGGGCAAAGGATCACGGTTCACGCACTTGTGGCAATCAGGCCTTTGGTCAGAGTTGCTCATGGTATGCATCCCTAATCTTCATCCGATCAATCATGGCCTGCATGGGATCGATATCCCCCATCAACACAGCAAGCAGCAACTCATCTGTCGCCTTGTATGCCTTCTCCGTCTTGCCCAGTTGGAAACCGAGTTCAACAAATTGTTTTGGATCTTCAGTCATTTCTCGCTCCTTTGTTTCATCATTGCATCTGCATATTGGTAGGCCACAATGGCCGCGTCATTTATGTCATACGACTCCGCTTCGTTCATTTCCTTAATTGCCATAGGCAAAGCGGCTGCAGCAAAGTAGTCGCGCAAATCCATGCCCATATTGATCATTGTTCCCGTCTTGTCTTTTGCAACAAACGGAAATGCCGGATGATTAGTCATAGCTGTCCCCTCCCCGCATACCTTCAAAATAAACAGGCGCATCTTGCTCAATCCGAAAAATCACATCCGGATGCAAAACCCCGCTCAAGTCAACAGTACTGTTAGGCAAGAACACCGACACCAATGTCCACACCTCCGGATAATCAGGCTCCAACTTCAGGCCAGACTCGT